GATGCCATTTTTTATTACTATTTATTTTTTAAAATAAAAAAGAGGGGTCAAAGACCCCTCTATAAAATCTAATGGAAATGAATCACATTAGATTGTCAACACGTACTCTTCTGTAGTAACGGTTTCTGTTTGGAAGGAGAACTCCCTGATCCTGGTCGGTTCCAGCAGCGAATGGATTAGCAACAATACCATAACGAGTCTTGAAGCCAATCTTGGGCTGGAAGGTGTTCTCACCAACGGCACGTACCATCTGGAGAGGTACGTATGGGCAATAGAACAGACCTGCATCATAAGGTGAAGCACCCTTATAACCAACAACGTAGTACTGGTTAGCACTGTTGTTAGCAGAATATGGGTCAATATAAACCTTGTAACGACCATTGAGAACACCAGCGAAGGTGTTGCCAGTGTCATCAACATTCAGGTTGGCGTTGAGAGCTGGGGTATAATCCAGGAGACCTGCGTGTGAGAGTGCAGAAGCAACGTCAGCAGAGCAAAGGATCATATTACCCTTTCCTCTACGAGTTCTTTGTGCAATCTGGTTTGCATCACGCTCGATTTGGAAGATAAGTCCCTTGAACTTCTCAACTGACCAACGACCGTTGGAGTCAACGTCAAGGTCAAAGATACCTTGAGTTGCGGTATTTAGAGTAGCACCCTGTTCTGCAACCTTATAGATGGTTCTGATGACTTCACGGTTGATCTCGGCAAGAATCTCTGTTGAGAGAATATTAGCGAGTTCTGCTTCAGCGTTTAGACCGTGAATTGCCTTCAGATCCTGTGCAAGCTCAAGGCTGTACTCTGCTTTCAGAGCTCTTGACTTTGCAGTAACGGTAACTTTCTCAATTGAGAAAGCCATCTCGTTGAATGGGTTTGCAGATTCGCCAAGACCTTCAGCATCATCGGTACGAAGACCTTGACCTACGTTATATGATGCTGCGTCTTGAGTTGCAGTTGGGTTCAGGAGACCTGGGTTTGCTCCGCTTTGAGCAGTTGTACCGAAACCTGAAGTTACGCTGGAGAAACCAGCAGTACGATCACGACCTGAATCCTGACCAGAGAATGAAGTATCAGCTTCATTGAACAGAGCTTCAGTTCCTGTCTGATTGCTGTAGCGTGAACGCATTGCAAAGATAAGTCCAGTAGGACCATTCATTGGTTGAACGCCAGCGAGATCATAAGCAACCAGGTTAGGCATTGAACGTCTGATTAATGAAATCAGAACAGGATCAAAACCAGCTACTGGACCAGTTGCTGTAGCGTTTGCGCTGAAACCAGCAGAAGCGCCACTGTTGGTGCTTACGGTTGGGGCTTCGTAAAGGAACTGACGCTCTTCACGAAGGAATTTTTCTTGGTTTTCTAGCAGGACTGCGGTTACCATTCTGCGATGTGGATCGCTGATTCTATCTAGACCATCATAGTCTAGAAGGGGTGCCCACTTCTCCTGCAGATGTTCTGCGTTGAACATTTGCATTTGTGTTACCTCTTTAAAAAGTTAGTTTGATTGTTTATGATTTAAAAATCACTTTTTAGCGACTCTCTGCAATGCATCGAGATAGTATGACATTGATCCAGTAACTGACTGGCTATAGTCAGTATCTTCAGCAATGTAGTCAGAGCTGTCTCTTTGAGTACCAGCAGTTTTGGGGAAATATGATTCCCTCAGTGTTACCAGTTTCTCACGATATTCTTCTTCACTATCAAACTCAACATTTTCAGCAAGAGAAGCAAGCTTGTCTTTTTGTGAAAGTGCTAGACCTTCAGAAACTTCAGCAAAAATTACATCAGTAACCGACTCTGCCAATCTCTTATTTAGAGCAATATTCTTTTCGATTTGCTCGTTGAGTTTTGTCTCCATTTCATCAAGTTTTTCTACCATACTATTAAGTACATCATATTTATCTTCAGGGATTGTTACATAATGTTCTTCAAAAAGACCCTTCATTCCCATAAGGAATGATTCGGTCATTTCAGTCTTAAGACCATTTTCAATGGCAAGAGAGTTTTCTTGTACCCACTCTTCTGCAACATACTCAAGATAAGAATCAACACGAGAAGTTAATTCTTCCTTGATTGATTCTACTTCTTCAATTAGTCTTTCTTCATAATGTCTAATGACTGCTTCTTCAATTTGCTCTGTTCTTGCATTTAAAGCAGCTTCAAAAACTGTTTTTGCCTTCTCTTTGAATTCTTCGGAAAGATCTTCTCCAGAAAGCAGAGCATTTACATCTTCTTCAATTTCTTCTTCAATTTGAGCAAATGCCTCTTTCATGGCTTTTTCTTTTTTATCTTCGTCCTCTTCATCCTCTTCGTCTTCGTCTTCGTCTTCGTCCTCTTCAGCATCTTCTTTTTTAGAATGTGCTGCTTCTTCTAAATCCTCTTCATCTTCTTCGGACTCTTCTTCAATAAGATCTTCATCTTCAAGATCTTCAGACTCTTCCTTCATACCCTTCATAGGGTCTGCTGCTTTAGCGCCTTTTGTTACAACATCTTTGACTTGCTTAAGAGTTGCACCTGGTGTTTGCAGCTTTGCTGAATCATCAGTGGATCTATAGTTTTCTGGTGTTGGACCACCAAGATCTTCCCAACCGCCGGTTTGACCATCTGGAATGCCAGTGGTTAACTTTTGCATTGGATCTGCTGCTTTAGCGCCAGCATTCACAGCAGTTTTGGATTGTTTAGTGCCTGTTTCCATCTCTTGTAAATTTTTACCACGGGACATTTGATCTCTCCGATTTACCTATATGTTAAATCTATATTTATTTATAAATTACAAATTTCCTAGAAACTCTTGGAATAAGTTGAGTTTCTGTTCATCAAGTGCTTTTTGGTCAACTAATGTATTTATTCTTCTTTTCATTGATTCTGCTAATTTTTCTTTCAAAATGCCTCCATCCCAAATCCATTCTTTTCCTTCCATAATACCATCGACAAAAGCATCGGGAGCAGAAGGATCAGCAACAATATGGG